CAGCATCAACTGGCGTAGCGACTGTCGCCTCCAACGTAATAGTGGCTGCATCTACTTCATCAGCCGTGACTGTGAACTATACATCCGCAACTCTAACCACTGCATTTTCTCAGTTCACACAGTTTGCAATCATTCCACAGGGGCAGATTGTGGCGCAGCTTGCTGGTCCTCAGCCATATATTGATCGCGAGGGTTCAGCAATCATATCTCTGAATTACGTCAGCGGTGTGTCCCAGATTCAGGTGGGGATGGCTGTGATGGGGACGCAGTACACCGGTCCAGTCACGGTGAGCCGTATCGTCACTTCGAGCGGAACAATCGCTGGTGATGTTGGCTCGACTGCCATTATTGAGATTTCATTCCCAGTACAGTCACAGATTGTGAATGCAACAACTGGATCTAGTACATTTATACAGTTTATTGATCCGACTCAGCCACTTGGCCCTGGTGTGACTGTTTCATCCACCGGTTTCAACGGCACATATGAACAGCTGCAGTATGAGGTTTGGACCAACTTTGTGATTCTTGATAACAATGAGCGCAACTTCTTTGCCAAGAATTCATTTGATATGCTGATCACGCAGATTAACCGTATACCAATTCTTGCCCAGAACATGCAGGATCTGTCTCTGAACCACCCAGTAAAGTTTATTGCATTCCTTGCCAACAACTACACAACCGCATACCAGAATCAGCTCACCACTGGCATCCCAGCAGTCAACTACCAGTTCAAGACACAGGCTAACGGCGTGGACATTGGAGACTCCAAGTCACTGTTCCAGTGGCAGGACATTCCTCAGTACTACTTTACTCCATATGGTTACCAGCACAATGGAGCAGTTGCACCCATAGGTCTCATTTCATACTGCCTCGACACCGCCAAGCTGCAGCCAACTGGATCTCTCAACTTTTCCAGAATGGATTCATACCGGATAGTGTCACCAATTGGTGTTCCACTGACACAAATCTCTGGCGCGCAGGGTAACTTCTTCTACGCAATGAACTACAACGTTCTGAGAATCAAGGATGGCATGAGCGGCCTCCTGTACGGCAATTAAATAATTAAAATGCACATATAACAATGGAGACAATTCTTGAGGATATCCGCCGGCTCATCCGGGAGAATATTCTTCCGCGACTTACTGAGGTTGAGATTCAGGTGAGTGATCTTCGTAAAGAGACGTGGCCCGTATGTCAAGCTCTGATGGAGAATAATTTGGCAGAGCCAATGTATGATATTACAACACGAAAGAGGCGCTACTTGGCCAGCATTGATGACAATGAGGCGGATTATCTACTGAGGCGAAAGGCGAGCATCAAACCATTCATTTCTCGCTGAATGTGTGCCAGGGCCAGTCGGCACCAACTGGCATCATATTGACAACTTCGCTCCAGTGCATGTGATAGTGCTTCGACTCAAACTTGAGAGTGTGAGCCTTGGGCTTGTTTTTCAGAATTTCGATGTACTTGTCAATCAGTCCAGGATTATTGTTGACGCATGAAATAAAATGAATGATGAAATCATCTCTGTGAAATGTCTTCGCCTTGAAAGACATGAAACCATTTATCGAATATTTACGATTCCATGAATGCACATGAAACTTGTTCATGAGCCACATATTCTGACCAACAATTTGATTCAGAATGTCCTGATCAGTCAGACACTTATTAGGACACTCCTTCCCGATGCGGATAAGATCACGCATCAGATTCTTCGACCACTCGGTATTGCGAATCATGAAAACACCAGTGTTCAGAACACCAAATAGACCACAGTGCTCACCGAGCGGAATCTCACGCATCATAATGATGTCTTTATCCTCTGGGCAGTCGTTGACATAGTACGTGATTGGCATGTCTGGATTGTTCACAATGGCGTCTGAATCAATGTACAGAACCCATTCATTGCCCTCCTCGAAGCACTTCAGGACACCGTCGAAGCGAATGAAGCTCAGATGACAGCTGTCAAGTGTCCACGAATCGATGAGCTTGTGTGTGTAGCCCCACTTGTCAGCATACGCCTTGTGGGTGTCGACCAGCTTGCCAAGACGCCGTGTATACTCCTCACCAATATTAACCGAAAGAACCCCGTGGACCATTTAAAGACTAAGGTCGTTATTTGTTTATATGGGTTCCAAGTGCGCACTCGTTACCTTCACTATCGGTGAGCGCTATGTCAAGGGGTATGAGCTGTTCAAGCCCAGTCACGAGCGTTACTGCAAGAAGCATGGCATCGACCTGATTCAGCTGATGGAGCCTCTCGTGCCAGATCTGACTGGTGCAAAGTTTATCATTCCTCAAAAGCTGCTGATCTGCAGTCAGGAGTGGTCAGCCAAGTACGACAAGATTGCATGGGTCGACTCTGACATTTACATTTCGGCCGAGGCTCCCAACATCTTCGATGGTGTTGAGGAGGGTAAGATTGGAATGGTATCTGACGATCCATTTGGTCAGTATGGCTACCGAAAGTATACTCATGCCAAGAAGGGTTGGGACATGGACACACCTGACGACATTCGCAACATTAAAAAGTATCAAAAGTCGTATGGGTTTTACCAAGAGGGATTCAAGTGCGAGTATGACTGCAATCCAGGTGTGATGGTGTTTCAGCCAAAGCACCACGCAGACTATCTCAAGGGTCTGTTTGCTGAGATGCTGCCAAAGATTCGTGAGATTCCACTCTCTGACGCCAATGGCTGCCGAACTCACTTTGATGGCTGGGTGTGGTATCACTTTCAGAATGATGACAAGATGTGTCTGCTCGACTACAAGTTTAACATGGTGTGGCCCATCTACCGGGCTCAACTCTACGAGCCCTATGACACACCTGAGGAGCTCATCATCCCTCTGAAGAACTTTATTGACACTGCATACTTTGTGCACTTTACTGATCTGGAGGATATCATGGTGTTCAACCATGTTGTTAATGGCTATATCGATGGACCACCAACCAGCCTCGTGGTCAACTTCAAGTCTGGTACAAATCTGTCATGGATGGTGTCAAAGTGGTCGCGACTCAAGAAGTTTGAGAATATCTGGATCGTCGCAGAAAATAACGAGCCTAATGTGAGTCTGAAGCAGACATTCCCGATGCAGCAGCACGGCTGGCGCTTCCCAGACTGGTACAAGATTGTTCCAGAGCTTCCAGAGGAGGCGAAGAAGTGCCGCCGAATTGTATGCGATTCTGACTGGGTCGAAAAGGTGGACTATATGTATCTCGTGAAGCTGCTCTCAGAGGATGTGACGACTGGTAATTTCATTCGGGTGGAATTGCCGACAGTGGAGGCTTGATCAACTTGGTCAAACCATCTGAATGCAAACCCTGCTTGAGATATTCTTCAAAATCTTCAAAACTTTGATGCTTGTGCTTGGCGTCTTTGGCATGCGCATAATTCTGAATCTTGTTCCAAACGTGCTTGGCATCCCCAAATGAGGACAGGTGCCATCCACACTCTGCGACTACTGGGAAACGCCACCGGTTGTCACGGAAAAAGTTTGGACCAAGCTTCTTAAACTCTTTGGATCGCGTGACAACAGTTCCGATCCATGGCTCACCAGTAAACATATAGTCCAGTGAGTACTCGAACATGTACATATGGAGACTTATAGCTGAAACCTTTGAATCAAATGGAATCTTATCCATGTTTGGAATCTCATCAGCATCTGAAATCATCACCTGGGCAGAATCGTCAATGTCATCCATGGCGCGCAGAATGCATGCGCGCTGGTGCTTCTCGCGAGACCATGGATTCTCATCCGTGGGCATATCATCAGCAATCACGTGACGAATCTTGTGAGCCCATGGACTAAAACGATCCTTGTTTTCTTGGTAGAACAAAGGTTTAGGGTTTCCATTATGAGTCACAGGGGACTCTGACAAGATAAAGAGATCGACATGTTTGTCGAGAAGTCTTAGACGCTTCTCTAGCACATCGAGCTCATTAAAAAACATGAATGTATCGACAATCATTACTTATTTGATGATTTGATTCTCTAACTCTTGTCGCGCCGAATCCACCACTCCATAAATTTCATCGTAACGAGGATCACCGCGAATATACTCCCTGAGGAGCCGGGTAAGTTCGCGAAGGTCGCTGACATTCATCTATATTATTGGGCACTCACTTCTATAAGCGGCTGATATTTCAGATATTCATAATCCATAGGCTTGACAATTCCTTGGGAGTAATTCTGAACACCGGCCGTCTTGTTTCGCGGAACAAACCCGATGTGCATACCGTTGCACATAACCTTGATGGCTGTTGGGTCCGCGGCATTGGTGGGGTCAGGGACAAGCTGGCATGCAACCGGCTCCTTGATACCAGCCACAAAGTTGCGAGCGGCGGGCGTGCGATAGAAGCATCCAGCAAGTACAAACTGCATTACTAGACTAGACTCTTAGCTTTTTAGACCGAGTGCTCGAATTTCAGCCAGTGTAAGGTGGCCATACTTAGCCTCATACTTCATAAGTATTAGACTCAATGCACGAGCATCAGGTGAATACTGGCCATCCTGCATGGCATCACCGATAATATCAACTAGACGTGAAGAGCTGCGGTTACAATGAGCCAGTGCATCAATGAGTTCCTTCATTGTGTTACTATACTCTTAGATTTCTAAGCTTGTATACAGTGGATGATATCAACTCCATTATAGCATCCTGAATGTTTCTCAGATACGAGTCTTGTGGAAGCTTCATTTTGTCAATTTCATTATACAGTCTGACGAAATATGCCACCATGTCAGAGTTTGCGCGGTTGGCACTTGAGCGCATGTTGAGTTTGCCATAACGACCCATATAAGCTTCAGCATATGAATCGAGCAGAGGAACAATGCCCTCGTAATAGTTCTGAAGACCCTTGTGCCGAGAATAGCTACGAGTGTTCAGATGATATTTATGCGCCTGAGTTCTAGACTCCATCAACAGGCTGACGAATCGACCCGCCATTTACTAAAAAGCGTGATTTAAAATTACCCAGGCGTCTTTTGTTGGCTTGTAAGACAAATCAAATGGCTCTCTTCAAGGGTGATATGCTCGCGTTCGAGACCATTCCCAAGCCCGAGCCGGTTGGCTTGTCCAGGACTCCATCTACATATGGGGAATGCAATTTGGAGCTAGGTCCACTGGACAATGAACCTTACATCGTATGCGATGATGGACGCCAGCCAGACCCATTCGGGCCGCGTTACTACAAAGTATGTTCAGCAAAGGATAAAACGCGCAGCATTGGGTGGGAGCTCGTGACTCGCGGGGGCAAGTTTTACTCGCGCATCGCTCAGTACGGCTTCGAACCACAAGAGATTACGATGACGGGTGTTGGCCGAACCGACGACATCCCAGAAGCCAATCTGCTCGGAACAAGCATCCTCTTCATGAAGCTTCCAGAACTGACTGCGGAAGAGATTGAGGATTGCATGAGCTCAACAGATGCGGAAATCACGGAGCAAACAGATGATCACGACGAGGTTTCTTCATGCTGGGCGTCTCAGGTGGAGTTGGAGCGGGAAGACTTGTGATATATATTTTGTGTTATAACTAATAATGAGCAGAGTTTACCAAATTCATGTCGATACTTCGTCCACAAACAACTCTCAGACTAACATCCCC